TGTTTCGTGCCAGTGTTCACGCCGACCTTTGTCATCAAGATAGCGGCTGTATCTTGATTTGGCTATGTAGGTTTGATATGGGGTCATCTTATTAATATTGTCCATCTGGGTTGCTTTCTGAGGTAAAAAAAGGGAGCACAAAGGCTCCCGCACGGAAGGATAGTTATACAGATTTTAGCGGTCGTTGCCACTACCCTGAATAGTATCCCTAGACTTGCGACTTTCAAGCTTTAATATGTTTGACTTACATATGTCAGACATACTTAAGTTGTAGTCTTTGGCTACAGCTGCGACCATCCACAGGATGTCACCAAGTTCTTTCTTTACATCGGTGTGGTGTTGTTCAATGTCACCACCGTCACGAATGAACTTGGCAATGGTGCTCATCAGCTCTCCAACTTCACCGCTCAAATTAAGCAAGGCGTAGGTTTCGTCAGCAGTGTCTAAACGAAACTCCATAGCACGGGCTTGGTAATAATCAACTAGCATTTATTTACTTTCAAAGAGTGAAGGGAAGAGGGATTGTATCACTGTCCTACATTGATCAGCCACTTGACGATGCTCTTTTTGTGTAGCCTTGTCACAACGAATGTCAATGTAATGCAGCCAGCTACGCAGCGTACCGTTCATGTACATGCGTGACAACATCATTCCCTCTGGCAATATCTTACGAGCAACTTCTTTTGCAATGCCGTTTGCCAGCGCAGCTTCATAGCCAGCAATTGATGTGCGAATAATGCTAGCTTGTGTCTCATGCCAATACTTAACAAGCTCACGATCTTGTACTTCAATTGAGTTCTGTCGGTTCTTGTTGTCTTGCAACCTCACCTCAGAAAAATCATAGTCGTGTACAACAGCATATCGCTGACTCAACTCTTGAAAGCTAAAGCTGCGATGACGCAAGATCTGTCGAGCAATGTCTCGTGTTGTTTCAATCTCCATACAAACATTGACCATCTCAAAAGGACTCCAATGTTTGTTGTCAATCAAATACTTCAACAGCTTTGGTGCTGTTTCTTTATTGTCTTGGTTCTCTGGATTTGATACACGAGCCATGTATGCAATGAGTTCTTCACCATTAGGTGTTGACCAAATAAGTTTCACTTTACTCATTTAGTTTCCTCCTCTTTTTTAATAGCATACTTGCGCCCTTCTTTGATGCCGTTCTCAAGGGCAGTGATAATAGCCAGATTCAAAAGCATTTCCTTTTCTTCATCTGACATATCAAACACCACATCAAGACTGCCGTCTTCATTTTCCTTTAGGGTTCGTACTTCCATACTCTCTCTCCACTGCGTTAAAAAAATCTTCAGCTTCCACCGCAATCATGCAATAGCGCAACAGTTCCTTACACGCTTCACGAACTCTCATGTTATTTTCAAGATCTTCAGCGTGATGGAACCTATATAAGTAAGTATTCACTAACATATTCTTCAGGCTACGCACGGTGATAGCGTCAACAAAATCTTCGTCTAGTTCAAAATTCATTTCTTCTTCCTTTCAAGTTTCTCCTGCTCGGTCTTCACTGTGTGACAAACTTTACATAATACTTGTAGCCCTGCTATCTCACAGAACATCCTATCTATGTAAACATCCCACCCAGCAAAGCCCTTTTTAGGGTCTACAACAGGCTCAATATGATCGACCTGTACCTCGGTAGCCACAAAGAGTTTGGTGCAGCTGGCGCACTTGTAATGCATTGCCATCTTTCCCGTCTTTGCGTTCACCATCTTGCCAACAAAAGCTTCTTTTAAAGCCTTGTACTTTGGAGGCCACCGTCTTGAGGCAGCACGAAGTGCAGAAGTAACAAAGCTTTTGAACCTAGCCTCAGTCCACTCACCACCGTTTCTAGTTTTTAGGGATTGTTTCATCAACGATGTTGGATATATCTAAGCCTTCAGAGACATACTCTGAATAGCACTCACGCACAATCTCTAACGCCTCGTCTAAACTCAGCGCAACAAACTCTGCATCCACATCAATGTCATTATATTTTTCAACAAGCCTAACAATGAAACCATTGGTTGCTGCGTAGATGGTAACTGTTGGGGTCATGTCAATCCCTCAACATCGACACTGTTGAAAATAATGTCTTTAGCATCAAGCCTATCAAGAGCATACGAAATATGTTCCTTGACAGCTTCGGTGAAGAAGTCTTCATTTGAATAAATCGCAGGTACTTCATCAGCATCAAAGTAAGCAGTTACAGAAACATTCAATGTTACGGGTGTCATTTGTCCTCTCCTAAATCAAACGCCAACAGAAACAAAAGGCAGCACATTGCGTGAGCGAGGTGACTCATCCCTGTTTCACTATCATTCTTTTCACCACCAACATATGCTGTGAGGTGACGGAACGATGCATCAACATAACGCTGACGAGCGTTAGGAACTTTCTTCCAGTTGTCAGGTGCATACTTCTTAGCGCCGTATGTCAGCACATCAACAACCTGTGATAAAGCTTTCCAAGGCATCAAGCTCCATTGTGGTTTGTTGTTATCAAACTTCACACCCTCAACAATCATTGTCTTTGGCGCTTCATCAACGAACGCTTCTTTGCTAACCCACTTGTCGAATAATCCACAAGATACGCATGGTTGTTCATCTACATCGTTATTTCTAAAGAAACAAGTGTTGCAATCTTTCATTGCATGCCTCCTTCGGTTTTGGTATCTGGTGTCAATGTAAACTCACCACCAAAGCTGTTGTGATTTGGGTTGTAGTTCAAGTCAATGTCACCATAGAATTCATTGCAAAACTTTCCAAGCTTATCAACAAACTCTGGGTCGTGTTCCATGTATGGCACAACGGATGCAAGCAGCACACCCATACCAATCATGTCATCCATCTGTTCCTTAGTCATAGTGATAGGACCAAAGCCTGTCACCAACACTTCAAATTCACCATGCCATTTTCCATCCTCTTCAAACTTAGGACGAAGAATGACGGCTACATCATTCGGTACAAGTTCTCTATGTGTTTCACTCATGTTGTTCCTTTGGTGGCTCCCACATTTGGCCTTCAAATCTACGAAGCCACAACAGTCTAGCGTTCTCTAACACTCTCTCTTCATCACCATCATATGCAGCAACACACGCTTTGTAAAGATCTATCTCTGTCTCACATCCATCCAATAGTTTGTCTGCTTTGACGGGACCAACCTTGTATAAACCAATGATGTTGTCAGCACTGTCGCCTGTCAATATCTGTTTATAGAACTTGTAGGTTGCTTCTTCAGGGGTAACGAAGTACCCAATCTCTTTTACAAAGTTGTAGTGCCAACCAGATAGTTGGTCTAGGTCTTTGTCAACGGAAGCAACAATGACATCTTCACCTTTCAACCATGTGTGGTGTTGGGCAATGGCATCATCAGCTTCTATACCGTCAACAATGACAGCGCCCCATTCCTTTACAAGATGCTGTCGTAGACCAGCAAGATGCTCAGGCTTAGGGGCGGTGCGGTTTCCTTTGTACACTGCCGTCTTTGCTATGGCAATACGGAAGTTGTTGCTACCTGTTAGGTAGAGCTTCCATTCATCAACAAAGCATTCAGGAAATGTACGATCAACCCCTCGCACGAGGATGTCTACAACATAGCTGTCAAGCGAACGCTTGGCAACAGAGATGTTTTCATCCTTACATGCGAAGGAAATTCTGTAAGCGATGATGTCGCTGTCCAGAAGTACAAGCATTACTCTGCTGCTTCAGCTTGCTTAGCCGCAGATGCTGCCTCAAACTGAGGCGTAGCTTGTTGTTGAATCAAAGTGATGTGTTGATTCACAGCCTCGTAAGGCAGTTTGCTCAATGCCACGAGAATAGTATTCACTGTGTCAATGTGGAGGTCAAGTTTAATTTGCATGTTGTTTCCTTACAGCACATCTTCATCATCGGCAGACAAGCCACCATCGCCAGCGTATTCAACCAGATCTGTCACAACCAGCTTACGCAATGAAGGGCTGATGCCTTTCTTGTTCTTGTAAGTCCAGCTGTATGTGCTGACCATAGCCTTAGCTTTGCTGCCATTGCCAATTGCTTCAGTGATTTCATCACCGTCAACATCAAACACCTTGATTGGCTTCTCAGATTTGCAGGTGATATAGCGACCCATATCAGCTTTCTTATCTTCACCAGTGGCAACACTGATGCCCATGCCTTCCAGTGCTTCGACAGCAGCGTCAGACAAGTTGCAAAGATTGATCTGGTATTTACCAGACATGTCGTTGATCTTGTTGTGCTGTGCCCAAAAGATGTTGCACTTCATTTTGATAGATTGTTTCTCTTCACTCATTTTCATTTCCTTAAGTTTGGTGTCTCTCAATTTACCAGCGAGAGACTTACTGGGTGATGACCAACTTTTCAGCGGCATCTACATAATAATTATACTCTACATCACGGCGGGTGAAGTCAGCAATGTTGTTGCAAACCCACACTCCCCAACCAGATGCCACAGATATTCTGCGCTCTTGTTCTTCACCGTCTATAGGTGGCATGATTTTGACAAGCTCACCACCAGCATTACAAGCATAGAAGCGACAGATGTTTTGCTGCTGCAACTCAGTGCCATCTTCCATCACCATCACCAGCCGACTACTGCGTGGTACTTTAGTACGCATCAGAAAGTCGTAGTCGTTGTCATGACTGCGAATGAACTTGGCAATGTCCACACCGTGAAGCATGTGTGCCTCAGCAGCTTTGGGTATCACCAACCCACCTTGGTCTTGATGCCAGCCTAGTCCTTCGTACTGATACACACCCTTGCGTTTGATCTTGCCGTCTGTGTACAGGGCGATGTAGTTGTTGACATCACGAATAATCATCTTGCTGTAGTGGGCAAACTCAAGCTCTAGACCAACCTGCTTTTGCCACACTGCACAGATACTTTCATATTCTGTAACCTTGTGGTGAGGCAGCTTCACTGTGATGCCGTCTGTATTCACCTGAACAATTGACAATCCTTCGATGTTCAACAGCTTCTCAGCCAACAACAAGATGGACAGTTGCCCATTGATGGTGATGGACATGGTGTATTGCGGGTCATAGAAGGGGCTAAACTTGTTGTTGCTATCCCCATATACACCGTTCAACGCAAGCTTCAGCATGGCGTTTTCTGCTGTGTTCTTGGCGTAGCTTTTACGCTGGTTGTAAACATCTTGGTAGATGTCACAGAACTTGTCAGACAAATGCTCAGGATAGACACGGTTGGCAATGGCAATGTTGGGATACATCGAAGACACATCAGCGTCAATGATGCAATGGGTTTCGTCTGCTGTCACAATCTGTGATTCGACAGAGCCGTGAATGCCACCAGTGCCAAAGTCAAAGCGGAAGTCACCAGCTTTCACATTCAATGTGGCAGCAATGTTCCAGCATCCCCAATAGGAATACTGCGTAACACCTTTCTTCTTTGCCTTCAGCTCAGTCTTCTCAATCCAACCAAGCGGATGTTCTTCTTTGAACTTTGCAATCTCTTCTTCTGTTGGCTCGGCTTTGAACTTCTTATTCTTCTCAAGCAATTCAGCGTAGGCTGCTAAGTCACCAAGCTCGTGCTCTTCAATTTCAGAGAACACACCTTTGGTTTCTGTGATGGTTTGTTTCTTGAACCACTCAAGCACCAGCTGAAAGTCTTGTCGTTGGAAGTCGTAGTAGTTGAACAGACAATCTTTGATGTGAATAACATCACGCTTTGTCTGATTGATCTTGCGCTCACCACGCTTGCCAACAATGTAGCAACTCTCAGGCATGCTCTCTTCAAGCTGCATGATGAAGTAGTCTTTACCAATCTTGGTGTCGTTGTGGTTGAGAAAGTTACGCTTGTACTTCACCGTCAACTCTTTGCGGAAGTTGATGAGGTTTAACGACTTGTTGTAGAACGCCAATGTCATACGCACATCGTGCATGTTGTAGCTGATCAGCGTATCCATCTCATCATCAGACAGCATGTGACCAACAGGGAATGGTAGGTCTTCAATGTTGTCAGCCTTCATGTTGAATTCCAACATCTTCAATGATGTGGCTCTGGCTTTGTTGTCGAAGTGGTGTATCTTGTACAGATCAATTTGCTTGACATACTGCTGGCGATCTGGCACGAGGTTGCCAAACTTGTCTTGGCTTTCAATCAGAGCCTGTGCTTTCTTGTAAGCACGAACAGCAACAGCCTTGCCAGATACTGTCAAAGCTTTCTCACGCACTGACAATAAGTCGTGCAACACAGGATAGTCAAATCCCAAATTGTTGAAGCCGATCAAGTAGCTCTTCTTCTTGTGACATGTGTCAAGGAAGTTGAACAGTTGTTCGGCTTCGTTCTTACGGGTTGAGCATTCAAAGACTTGTTCGTTCTCGCCGTTGATGTCAACAATGCTGCAAGTAAAACAATTAGGATATGTCTCCAGATCGTATATCCAATCCATCGTCTTCTTTCTTTTCGTTGGGTTGTTGTTCTTTCTTGAAAGTGTCAATGCTATCTCTTCCGAATATAGCATTCCACCTATTAGCCCATTCTTCGTCAGCTATGGAACGAGGACGCTGTACAGATCCTTTGCCACCATCACTTGTCATTGTTCTTTCTCCATAGGTACATCACGCCATTCACCTTTCTCGGTAGGGTAGTCAATGTCGTAAGCATACCATTGTTGAAGGACTGTGTAAGTTGGTGTTTCTGGTTTGCCTGTAATAGCATTTATAAAAAACGGATGTGGCTTTCCTTGTCTCTCGACAAAGCGCAGCTTGGGTGTTGGTGTCATTGCCATTTCTCCATGTCATAAAGCCGTGCATAAAGCTTAGCCAACTCCACATCACCACGCATATACGCAGCCACCTCAAGTTCTTTCAGCAATTGTCTACTCATAATTAGCCTCCAATATAAACAAGGGTACACGATTTCCTAAGATGAATGCAAGCTCTTCATCATCGAAGGTTTCAAAAATCTCTTGAGCTTCACACGCATGTTCAGCATATCCGAACAAAGCTTCCCACATACTTTGCTCTTCACCATGTCGTTCCCAAAACATGGCAGAAGAAAGGTATATGAATTGTGAAGCTCGTTGGTTGTAATACTCAATGATTCTGTGCACTAACATGCTCATAACATTTCTCCTTCAGGCTCTGTATCTTCCAACATTCTACCTGTATGTTTGTTGTAAATCAAGTTACACGCTGGTCCTGTTTGTCCACTGTAACGGTTCTTTAAAACACGCACCTTGGTGGTGTTGCGCAAGCGTTCGTCTTCAGCTTGACCGTTACGCTCAAGACCAATCACCATGTCACTCAGCTGTGCAATCGAGCCAGAGCCACGAAGTTGAGCCAGTGATGTGACAGCACCCTCTTCATGTCCTTTGTCAGATGGTCGTTTCAAATGGCTGACAATCACCAATGAAATGTTTGTTTCTTGTACAAGCATACGAAGCTTGGTCATGATTTCGTCAATGGCTTTACGCTCGTCACCATTCTCTTGTGCAGATACGATGATGGACACATGGTCAACGAACACATACTTACAACCCATACCCTTCGCCATGTAGCGCACACGGTTGATGATGTTCTCAACAGAGGTACTGCCGAAGTGATCAAACAAATACAAGCGACCAGTGCCAAGTGTTTCATCAAAGCTACGCTTGCGTTCTTCCTCTGTGACAACAGCGTCTGGTAGATGCAGCGGTGCATTGGCAGCTAAGCTCATGATGGACAACGCAGTTTTGCGAACGCTCTCTTCCAAGAACATCAAGCCAATGTTGTCTTCTGTGTTCTGTAAGATGTGCCAAACAATTTCACGCAGCGTTTGACTCTTACCTAAGCCTGAGCCAGCAGTGACAGTGACAAGTTCACCAAAGCGTAAGCCGTAGGTAATTGCATTCAATCCATCCCAAGGATATTGACAATCAGCAGGAGCCATTGGTGTTGACACCACATCCCACAATGTAGATCCACTGATAATGCCGTCTGGTACGAACGGCTCTGCTCTCCACCAGCGATCAACGAAGGCAGCTTCTTTGCTTTCGCTCAACCAATCACAGGCATCTTTGTAATCAGCAACAGGCTTGAATATCTTGCACTTGCTGCCAAACAATTCAGCAACTTCTTTTGCTGCCTTGATGCCGGGTTCATCACCGTCAAAGCACAGCACAATGTTTTCAAAGCTGTTGATGTATTCGTAGTTGGCTTTGCAATCTTTCAAAGCAGAGCCAGCACCAGTGCGAATAGACACCACAGGATATTTACTACCCATCATTTGGTATGCAGCCAGCGCATCAAACTCACCTTCGGTGATGGTGAGGTAGCGACCATGTGCGGGGAACAGGTTCTGCCCAAACAGTGTACCCTTGCCCCATGCGCCAGCAGTTGAGAAATCTTTTGTCTTCACTGCCCTAACCTTGGCGGCTATAAGCTGTGAGTCTTTGTCGTGATAGGGGAAGTAGTAGTTGTCAGCTTCACGCACGACACCGAACTTCTCCATTGTTGTTTTGGTGATGCGTCTTTCAGACACCGACACCGCCACACCGTTGTTGTATTGTTTCAAGAATGAAACTTCTTTGACTTCGCTCACTGGTCTGTCCTCTGGTTTTGTTTCTGTTGCTGGTCTAAACTCACCGCAGACAAAGCACTTGGTGCTACCGTCTTCGTTCTCAGCTAGACCATCGGAGCTGCCACAATCTGGGCAGGGTTTATGTGTACGAACAAACGGCATCAGCTTGTTATCTTTCCTAGTGAAACTAGTTCTTCAAATGTGTTCCACAGTTTGTTCATACGAGCATCATGTATTGTCTTGATGCCAATCAGCATGTTGGCAATTTCATCTTCTGTCATTTCATCTGGACTGTCCATCAGCTTCCAGAGAAACAGATCTAAGTCTTCGCTTGTTATCCAAGCTTGCATAATGTGTTGTTCTAAATCAAAGCGATCAATCATTTCAAAGCCTCCAAATAAAGTCCAATGTTACCAATGGCATAACCAATGAAGGCTATGCCAAGCCCTGTGTTTCCCTTCCACAACAGATCAATAGCCACTGTTGCGTACATCACACCCACAATTGCAATGAGGTTCGCACTCATTTTACATTGCCTCAAATTGTTTGCGCACCAACAGCAACGCATCGAGCAACACTTGGTCACGATTGTCTTCATCAACATTGCGTTCCCAGTTGATGAGGAAGTCAAGCTCTTCGCAGACAATGCGCTCAACTTGATCACGGTTTAATAGCAGTTCCATTTGTTACTCCTTGCTTTCCATTTTAAACAGCACAATGAACACAAGGGCTGTGATGATGATAGCACCAACCGCCAACAACATCAAAGTTAATATGCTTTCAATCATGTGTTCTTCTCCTTAAGTTTGGCTTCGATAGCGCTTGCAAGTTTCATCCATCCTTCTGGCAACATTCCATCAAAGGGTTGTGATAGTTCAATCAATTCGTCAAGAGTCAGCCTAACCCATTCACGCTTTGGTTGTGGGTGGGTGTGAAGCGGCAAGTAATCAGGGTTGCAATCAAGGTCTGGCACACCTACAACCTCAACATAAAACTTGCCGTTGCTTAACTTGAGATAGCCATAAGGCTCTTGCTTTGTTTCATCAGGGCACTTGCAAGTTCTTGGGTTGCCTATATACCAACACTCTCCACAGTCTCCGCAGCACATCTTAAACATTGCTTTCCTCCTTCAGCTTTCGCCATTGTTCACGAGCGATGTATCCACACTTGTCGCAAATACGAAACTGCACATACGCATCGTCAGTGCTGTCATCATTCCACTTGCCCCACTTGTGCCAGCACTTGTCAGCTTTATCAATGAAGTAGATAGTACAACCCATGACAATAAAGCCACCGATAGCACCAAAGAAATATAACAGGTCTGTCATGTGTTGCTTTCCTCATCAACAGGCCACAAGTAATTTGCATTACTCAAAATATCATCTGCCAATTTTCGTGCAGCTTTTTCATTCAACTCTATGGTGGTGTAACCCATAGACCCTTTCATCACAATGATGACACGAGTGTCTTGAGTATTTAAACCAACGGCTGTGTATTCTGTAGTCATAACGGTTGCCTCATGTTCTGTGCAAGTGTTGCACTCTGCAATGTGTGTTTCAAATAGGGCGTTAAACTTTGTGGTGTAGCATGCCCAGATATAGACATGATGTTGGTGATGG